GTACTATGAGGAAAAACCGTGTATAGCTCTCTGAATATTTACAATCAGCCTGTAACACTAGCTCCTACAACGGTTGCTTCTCCTAATGCTGCCTATCAAAGGATGGCACAGTTTTGGGATCTCATAACAGACCTTAGGGAGGGAACTTATAAAGTAAGGAGTGAGCATAGAAAATATTTACCACAGGAGGCAAGAGAGACAGATGATAGTTATGACGTAAGGTTATCAAGATCTACTGTTGTTCCTTACTTGCAGAGAATTGAGAAAATGCTGGCTGGGATGCTTACTAGAAAGCCAGTAAGGCTTGATAATGTTTCTGACTTAGTTAGGGAGCAGCTTTTTGATGTTAATTTGGAGGGAGACGATTTAAATGTTTGGTTAAATGAAACAGTAAGAACAGCTATATCATTTGGTCATGTTGGTGTTCTTGTTGATGCGCCGAAAGATGGAGAAAAGGCAAGACCATATTGGGTTACTTATGCCCCTAAGGATATTCTTGGCTGGAGAAGTGAGATTATAGATGGTGCAAGACAGCTTACACAATTAAGGTTGTTGGAAAATGTTGTAGAACCTGATGGAAAGTATGGAGAAAAGAATATTACTCAAGTTAGAGTTTTGGAGCGTGGTAGATATGAAATTCATAGAAAAGATAAAAAGAACAGTGAATATAAATTATTTGATGAAGGTGAAATGAGCCTTAAGGATAAGATTCCTTTTGCTGTGGCATATTCCAACAGGGTAGGTTTTTATGAGTCACGTAGCCCCTTGTATGACATAGCAGAGTTAAATCTTAAGCATTATCAGATTCAATCAGACTTGGATAATATTCTGCATATCAGTTCAGTTCCATTGCTTGCGGTTTTTGGTTATCCAAACGCTGATGAAATAACGACTGGACCGAATGAAGCGTTATCGCTACCACCCGAATCAAGACTTGAATATGTGTCTCCAGCAAGCGACAGTTATGACAGTCAGTTCAAAAGGCTTGGAGATATAAAAGATCAAATAAATACTTTGTCACTTGCTGCTGTTCTTGGTCAAAAATTGGTCGGAGAAACTGCCGAAGCCAAGCGGATCGACAGATCGCAAAACGATTCAACGATGATGGTTATCGCACAGCAAATGCAAGATTTGATTGATAACTGTTTAAAATATCACAGTGAATATTTAAACGAACCAAACGCTGGGAGTTCTTTTGTAAATAGAGACTTTGTCACGGCAAGGCTTGAGCCAGCAGAGATTGACAGTCTTCTTAAAATATATGCTGCAAATGGTATCAGCCAAGAGAAACTTCTTGAGCAACTTGCAAGTGGAGAAATACTCGGTGATGACTTTGATATCGAGGAAGAATTAGAAAAAACGCAATCGGGTGGGTTGATAGAGATGAACCAAGAAAGTGAAGCAGCTTAGTAAATGGCAGTTCCAGAGGCTTTCTACCGTGAAGCGATTGATCTGAACAGATACAGCAATAAGGTTCAGTTTCAAATTGCAAGTCAGTTTAATGAGGTAATTTTAGATGTCTTAAGAAAGATAAGAGATCTCGAAGGCAATAGCCCAACTACAACTGCAAGACTGCGATCAATACTCGCACAAATGGTTGATAGTTTAAAAGGATGGGAAAATGAAAGTGCTGCTTATATGATTGATGAACTGCAAAACTTGGCAGAGTTTCAAGTTGGCTTTGTTAAGGATCAACTGCAAAGAGTGTTACCAAAAGGAGAGTTTCAGGTAAACACAGTTGCTGTCTCACCTGACTTTGCAAAATCAGTTGTGACCAGAGATCCAACTGCTTTGACGATCCGTTTGCGTGATAAAGATGGAGTATTTAGAACTGCACAGTTTGCTTTGACTGCAAAAAGAGGATCGGAGATATCATTACCAAATGGAAAAAATGTAAAAAAATCATTCAGAGGTATTGCTGAAGATTCTGCTTCACGATTGTCAAGAGCAATCAGACTTGGTGTTTTGGAAGGAGAATCTTTACCAAAAATTGTCAGAAGGCTCAAAGGTCCAAATTTAAGTTTTGTTGGAAAACCTCAAAATGCTATCGCTTTAAATTCTGCCTTAAAAGATTCAGAAGGGATGCTTTTATCTAATAAACAAATCCAAACTGTTGTTAGAACAACTGTAAACCAGGTACAAAATGCAGCAAGTCAAGCGGTATATGCAGCAAATAAAGATATAACAGGTAGATATCAATATGTCGCAACGCTTGATGCAAGGACAAGTTCTATCTGTCAAAGGTTAGATGGTCAATTGTTTAGATATGATCAAGGTCCTGTCCCTCCTCAACATTTCAATTGCAGATCCACAACTGTTCCAATTATTGATGACGATGATCTTGCCAGAGCCTTTCCAAATACAAGACCCTCTGCAACAGGTCGTGTTCCGCAAGATACAAACTATGCAACATGGTTAAAAGATAATCCTGATATTCAAGACAAAGTGCTGGGAAAAAAGAAAAGATATTTTAATTTTTTGATGAGTCCGAAGAGAGGAAAGAAACAACTAAACGCAACAAATGCCTTAAAAAAAATTATCCGAGAAGATGGAACGGAGCTAACATTAGATCAATTAGCCAAACGTTATCCAAATGCCAATTAAAAAAGGAAAGTCTCAAAAAACAATAACTGGCAACATAAGGATGCTTATGAAAGAAGGCAAATCAAGGTCACAGGCAATTGCTATTGCATTATCATCAGCAGGCAAAAAGAAAACAGCTAAGAAACGCAAAAGGAAGTAATATATAAACAGTTACTTTTATTGTTATGCCATCACACTATGGATCAATGAAGCCAAAAGGTAAAAAGAAAAAAAAGAAAGGAGGTAAAAAATAATGGGATATACATTTAAGGTTCAAACTTATGATGAACCAAAGCCAAAAGCTGAGGTTAAAGCAAAAACAACTAAGAAAAAATCTAAAAAGTGACTAGAAAGTTCAGGCGAGTTCCAAAAGATAAAAAGACAGGTGTTCCCAAAAAATATCTGTCTGGAGCAAAGAACAAGGCAGCGAAAGCTGCTGAGATCAAGAGAACTGCCGAAGCCTACAAACGTGGTGAAAAAATTGATATAAAAGCTGTATCCAAATCAAGAGTTGCCCAAGATGCCACCAAAAAAAAGAAAAAGCGCAAAAAAAACACCAAGCGTTAAAAAACCCACTAAAACAGATGCACTTACTACAGCTTTGAAAAATAAAGCAGATAGAAGTCGTTACACTGTTGGTGATTTAAAAAAAGTTTATGAAAGAGGTGTTGCTGCATATTTAAGCAGCGGATCAAGGAATACTTCTGTTGGTGCTTGGTCTATGGGTCGTGTAAGTAGTTTTGTTTCAGGTGATGGAGGAGCAAGAAAAGCTGATATTGATATTCATCAAAATAGATTAAAAAATCCAAAGAAGAAAACTAAAAAGAAAAAATGAAACTAACTACCAGACAAAAAAACACACTTGCCAAACATCAGAAAGCTCATGGCCACACAAAGGCACACATGGACTATATGAAACGTAAGATGAGAGAGGGCATGAGTTTCACCGAGGCTCACAATATGGCGATGAGGAAAAAAGGCAAATGAAATTAAGTAAAAAAGAAAAGATAGAACGTAAGCTGAAAAAGTATGGCTTAACAGAAGTTAACAAAGCAAAACCAACGCC